GGATTGCGGAAGCCATGGCCGCCAGCGGGTTGATGGGCGATGAAGTCATTCACGACGATACGCGCCTTCAGTTCAGAAATTGTCTGGTCGGTCATTTCTCTCTCCTCTGATGCTGAGAGAGTATGGCCAGCGGACATGAATGTCCAATCACGAATGCGTGTCCAGAGGACACAGAACCAATCCTGCGACTCGCGCTCGCGCACCGCAGTCAGCAGGGTCGGGGGCGGGCGATCCTCCGAGCAGTCCCTAGCCCGATGCCCGAAGATCGCCCGTCTCTCCGATAACAGGAGGATCACGTGATTGAGAGCGTCATCTACTTCCTGATCGCGGTCTGTGTCGTCGTCCTCGTCATCTACCTCATAATCTATGTCCTCCGCGATGTCCTCGGCCTGCCCATCCCGCCAAAAGTCATCCAGATCCTCTGGGTGATCGTGGCCCTCCTCGTAATCCTCTGGCTCGTGCAACTGGTGCTCGGCGGCGGACTGCGCCTGCCGCCATTCCGCCCATCAGGATAGCCATGACCCTCTACCTCACCGTCCTCATCAGCCTCTTCTGCGTCGTCCTCCCCCGGGTCAAGCCCGAGGGCAGGCTTGCATACCTCTGTAAGGAGTTCGAGCGTGGCTCAGGGTAGACGCGGGCGTGCTCCAGGCTTCAAGCTCCCTGATGAGCATCGATACAAAATCAAAACATCTAGAATTATCACATACTTAGACGAACACCTCGCGGGAAAGCGCGAAATGAGCGGTACTCAAATCGCCGCTGCCATCTGTCTCCTCAAGAAAGTCATGCCCGATCTCGCAGCCATCGAACACTCCGGCGAAGTCAAGCAGACCTTCGCGGTCTCACCCGAACTCCCAACCATGGAGGAGTGGGAGGCCGAGTTCGGCGCTCCGAAGCAATTGGACAGCTAGCCGGGAGGCTCAGGAAGGGGCCGCCAGTGCGTCGGACGCTTGCTGAAGGCTCCCGGGCAACTCACCCAGCGTGGAGGCATTCCCTGCTCCCACCAGACGCCAACAAAGCGCGCATGCTCCGGCTCACGGCAGAAACGATCGTAGAGCAGCACTCGCGTCCCGTCCTTCGGGGCTGTGTCGATCGGTTGCCAGTCGCTCATGGACAGCTAGGAAAACCGCGCCGGTCGCGCGGCTCCCATATCCACTTGCGGCTCAGCACGTCTCGACGATACACCCAGCGGGCCAGATACGGCCCGGAATTCAGGTATTTCTCGCGATGCGCCTGCTCAATCGGGCCAATGTGCGCAGCACGCCACTCGGCGTAATGCGCGCCACCCAGCACGACAGCACGGTTCCAGGCGCTTAGCAGATCATAGCCGGCAAGCGTCTCAGCCTCGACATCAGCAGGCGTCCAGACATGCTTCATTCCAAAGCCTTTTTGCGGGCGCGGTACTGCGGGCGAGGGGCCAATGCACGCGGCAGGTTTGGGAAGGAAACTGAACCTTCCAAGGACTGGCACCGTCTGAGCACCTCTTGGTACCATGGAAAAAGCTCGATGGACTCGATACGCAGGATGTCATTAAGTTCCTGCTCCAGCTCCTGCATTGTCAGCGCTTCAACAAATGGGCGATGGCCTCGGCAGCGCCGGTAGTTCCGCATGTAGTCGCGCTGGTAGGTCACACGGTCTGTCATTCCTGAGCCTTCTTGCGGGCGCGCCATGCGGGCAAATAGGAGCGCATATATTCGCGCTGATAAGTCTTACGGTCGAAGGCGGGCTTAGGGGGCGTTTCAATGCGCTCCGAGCTGGTGCTGTGGGCCGCGGTCTTCTCGACGGGCCTCGTGGTGGGCTTCCTGCTGGGTTTGCTGCTCTGAAAGGATGGGCAGCCGCCGCGCTGTGGGTGGCGCTCGCCGCAAAGTCGGCATTTCTGATTGTCCATGGATAAGTCTTAGCATCACATGCCCCGCCGAAAAAGACCTAGCCGCTGCGTCTCTCAGCGCATGTGCCGCACATGGCCCGCCCGATGGGGCTTGTGGCGCAGAGTGACGTGGTAGTTTCATGGCCTTCCCGGCCAAAGCCCCATGGCTCGACCATGGGGGAGAGCCAGCCGAATGCCCGCACCTAGCACTGCGACTGGTTCGGCCGGGAGGGCCGCCAGTCCACCAGTCACCATCGTCTGGCGGCCGCAGTCGGCGCCGCAGCTCGCCCTCGTCCGCTGCCCCGCCGGCGAGGTGTTCATGGGCGGAGCACGCGGTGGCGGCAAGACCGACGCAGTCCTGGGCAAGTGGGCGCTGAAGGAGGCCGCTTGGGGGCCGGACTTCAACGCCGTCATGTTCAGGAGGACGACCGTCTCGTCCGAGGACGCGATCGAGCGCTCCCGGCAGATCTACACGCCGCTTGGCGGAAAGTTCAACGAAAGCAAGCTTCTATGGCGAATGCCTAATGGAGGACGTGTAGCATTCGCCTACCTCGACACAATCTCGGACGCGGACGAATACCAGGGCCGCAACCTCACCGACGTGTGGGTGGAGGAGGCAGGGCAATATCCCGATCCCGGCCCGATCGACAGGCTCTTCGGCACACTGCGGTCGGCCAAGGGCGTGCCGATCCAGATGATCCTCACCGGCAATCCGGGCGGGGCGGGGCAGCACTGGATCAGCGAGCGGTATCGCTTGATCCCTTTCCCGGCCAAGCCGCGCTCGGTGGAGGTGACGCGCGCCTCCGGCATCAAGAGCATCGCCGCCGTCATTCCGGCGCGCATTACCGACAATGTGGTGCTCCTGGACAAGGACGCCGGCTACGTCGATCGGCTGCGCATGGTGGGCTCGGCGGCGCTCGTCAGGGCCTGGCTGGAGGGAGACTGGAGTGCCATTGAGGGGGCGTTCTTTGACTGCTGGGACAGCAAGAAGCATGTGGTCAGCCCATTTGCGGTTCCTGCCGATTGGCTTCGCTTTCGGGCTTTTGACTGGGGCAGTGCTGCGCCATTCTCCGTGGGTTGGTGGGCTGTTTGTGGTGATAGTCATCGCGGCATTCCTCGCGGAGCTTTGGTTCGTTACCGCGAATGGTACGGGGCGACGGGCGACAAAGGACTGAAGCTCACCGTCGAGGAGGTGGCGAAGGGTATCCTGGAGCGCGATGCCGGCGACAAGGTGACGTATTCCGTGGCCGATCCTGCAATCTTCGCCGAGGACGGAGGCCCGAGCCGGGCGGAGATCTTCTCGCGCCTGGGAGTGCATTTCAGCCGTGCGGACAATCGTCGTGTGGCGGGTGCCGGTGCGATGGGCGGCTGGGACGAGATGCGCCAGCGCCTGAAGGGCAAGGACGGCAAGCCGATGCTCGTGGTCTTCGAGACGTGCCCGGCCTTCATTCGCACCGTGCCGGTGCTGCCGCATGATCCGAAGCGAGCCGAGGACGTGGACACCAGCGCAAACGATCACGTCGCCGACGAGGCCAGGTATGCCTGCATGAGCCGGCCATGGGTGCCGGAACGTGAGGCTCCGCAGAAAAAAGGCGACGGGACTGGCTATTCCGAGCGCGAGCGTGACGAATATTCTATCAAGAGCTTGTAGCCATGCCAGCACCAATCATGCGCAAGCGGCATCTTTACGTCCATCCCAGTGCTCGATTGGGCATGCCTATACCTATCGATCCGCATTGGATGGACTTAGGGCCTCGTCCTCCTGGCTTCTCCGTTCCTCCGATGGATAATCCGGGAGACGAGACAAAGCCTATCAATCCGCTTGGCAAGCCAGTGCCGGATGGTACGGGGTTATACGGGATGCAGCAAATTGCCCTGATGCTGGGGCTGGGAGATCGGCTGCAGGGTAGGCGCTGATGGCTGGGCTCGGGGATCGTCTGCAAAACCCGCAGGCCGCCTACGACCGCAACAAGCCTTACGTACGGCCCGGCGCGAGCAACTTCTCCACTACGCTCGCCCCTGACTACGAGATGGCCTTCCGGCAGTGGCTGGCGCAGAACAACGTCCCGTTTGACCCAGATAGTCAGGATCCGCAGGACTACGACATGCGGGGCTTCTGGCAGGGGCTGCAGAACCAGAACCCGGTGGCGCGGTCGGCGATCGATCCGAATGACAGCCGCATGCACTACCCGGACTATTGGAAGACGCCCTATCACGAGACATTCAGCAACGAGAGCCAGTGGGCGACCAACATGGCCCCGCGGTGGAACGAGCAGGATCAACTTACCGCGCCAAGCGGGCGCATTCTGTTCGACGACCGGCGTCGTAACCCGAGATAATTGAATGGCTCTCATCGACTACCAACGCTCCGGCACATCGGCCAGGGCGGGCGGGAGCTATGGCGAAGACGAGGACGAGAGCCAGTCGATCACCAAACTGCGCAGACAATACACCGACTGGTCCTCGTCCAAGCGTGACGAAATCGAGGAGCAGCGGCTCGCCCGTCATTTCTACCACGGCGACCAATGGTCTGCTGAGGAAATAGCTACGCTGAAAAAGCGCAAGCAGCCGGTCATTACCTTTAACCGCGTCAACCGCAAGATCGATGGCGTGGTCGGCACGCTGAAGAAGCTCTGGCAAGACCCGAAGGCATTTCCGCGCACACCCAACCACGATCAGGAGGCGGAGATCGCCACCGAGGCGCTGCGCTATGCGCTGGATCGCGCCAGGTGGAAGAGCGTCGGCATCGAGGCCACCCGCAATGCCGGGCGCGAGGGCATGGGCGTCGTGCAGATGGTGCTGGAGTCCGGCGACCAGGCCGATGCCGAGATCACGCTGCAGACGATCGACGACGACTGCTTCTTCTACGACCCGCGGTCCTACCGTCCCGACTTTTCCGACGTGCGGTATCTGGGCGTGGCCAAGTGGCTCGACCTGGAAGTGGCGCAGGAGATGTATCCCGAGCACGCCGACGAGCTGGAGGGCCTGCTGACTTCGGGCGGTGATGTCGAAAGCTGGGCACAGCAGGACAGGGAGCGCCGCTGGATCGACGTCGAGCAAAAGCGCATCCGCGTCATCGAGCATGAGTATGTGAAGGGCGGCGAGTGGCACGTCTGCCACTACTCGAGCAATGTAAAGCTCGCCTCGGCGCCGTCTCCCTTCGTCGACGACAAGGGCAAGAGCGGCTCGTCCTTCCTGGCCTTCTCGGCATACGTCGATCACGACGGCGACCGCTACGGCTTCGTGCGCAACATGAAGAGCCCGCAGGACGAGATCAACATGCGGCGCTCGAAGGCGCTGCATCAGCTCAATACGCGGAGGCTCCTCGTCCGCAAGGGAGCGGTGGAGAACATCGAGCGGCTCAGGACGGAGGCGGCGCGGCCGGACGGCGTGCTCGAGTTCAATATCGAGGGCGGGCTTTCGTTCGAGGACAGCACCAAGCAGGCCGAATGGCAGGGCCAGATGGAGATGCTGGCCGAGGCAAAGAGCGAGATCGAGAATTACGGTCCCACGCTGGTCGAGAAGGGCATGGAAAAGAGCGGGCGGGCCATCGCTCTCCTGCAGCAGAGCGGCCTCGCCGAACTCGGTCCCTTCATTGACGCATGGTCCGACTGGAAGCTGCGCGTCTACCGCGCGATGTGGTCGAACATCCGAAAGCACTGGACGAGCGAGCGCTGGATCCGGGTGACGGACCAGCAGGAGGCGGCGCAGTTCGTCCGTATTAACGAGCTGCAGATCGATCCGACGAGCGGCCAGCCGGTGATCGCCAATAACATCGCGGCACTCGACGTGGACATCATCCTCGACGAGGCTCCCGACAGCATCACCACCGCTCAGGATACGTTCGAGCTGCTGCAGAGCCTCGCGGCGGCCGGCGTGCCGGTGCCGCCGCAGCTCGCAATCAAGCTGTCCGGCCTGCCGGCGAGCACCAAGAAGGAGGCTCTGAGCATGCTGGAGCAGGCGCAGCAGCCTGATCCGATGCAGCAGCAGGCGAAGCAGATCGCACTGGACGTGGAGAGCAGCAAGGCCGGCCTGAACAAGGCGGGCGCGCAGGAAAAGATAGCGAGCGCGGCGAGCAAGTGGGCGGATATTTCTATGAAGCCCGACCAGCACGCGCAGGCGCAGGAGCAGGGCGATCGCAGCCACATGCTGGAGCAGCAGAAGGGCGACCGCACTCATCAGATAGCGCAGCAGGACTTCGGCCAGCGGCGGCACGATAGCGCCATGCAGCAGCAGGGCCAGGACGCCGATCGGCAGGCGAAGATCGAGGACATGCGGGCCAGGCAGGCGCAGGCACAGCAGCAGGCGGCTCAGCGGCAGCAGGCCATGAACGGTGGCGCCAATGGCGGGGCGATGTAGGTGGGCCTGCCGCAGGATGGTGCGGGGCCGTGGGACTATCAGGACAGTTGGGAGGCACCGATAGTCATGGCGTCAGGCGTGCAAGGGCCTCCCGGCCCGCAGGGTCCACAAGGACCGACAGGCCCGCAAGGCCCACAGGGTCCGCAAGGTCCGCAGGGTATCCAGGGTCTGCAGGGCCCGCGCGGTATCCAGGGTCTGCAGGGCAGGGATGGCACGGACGGCAAACAGGGGCCGCAGGGCGAGCAGGGCATTCCCGGCCCGGTAGGGCTGTCGCTGAAGGGCACGGTGGCAGTTGTCGGCGATCTGCCGCCGGACGTGCCGCCTGGCACTAATGTGCTTGGCGATAGCTATCTCGTGAACTCGCCCGCTCCGGGGCATCTGTGGGTCTGGGACGGCGATAGCTGGGAGGATTTCGGGCAGTTCCAGGGGCCGGCGGGCCCGCAGGGCATTCAGGGCAACGCTGGGACGGACGGTGAAGACGGAACGGACGGCGAGGACGGCGCTGACGGCATTAATGGCACGGACGGAAAGGATGGCGTAGACGGCACAAACGGCACGAATGGCACAAACGGTGTCAATGGCACAGACGGCGCGCAAGGCCCGCCCGGCGAGGACGGCACCAGCGTCGAATTCAAGGGCTCGGTGGCGGACCTCGCCGCACTCAATGCGCTGCCCGGGCCGCACACAGTCGGTGACGGCTGGATCGTGCAATCGCCGGCTCCGGCGCACCTGCATGTCTGGAACGGCGCGTCCTTCGATGATGTCGGCCAGATCCAGGGGCCGACCGGCGCAACAGGCCCGGCAGGACCGGCCGGCACGAATGGCACGAACGGCACAAACGGCT